GTTTGTTGATCGCCATTACCTCTTGCACCATAATAAGGATAGTATTGTGTTTGTCCTATAGGCACACATACACCTAACTTTTTGTTAAATCTATAACCCTCAGGACACTTCTTTCTTTTTTGTGCGGCTGTTATAAAACTTCTAAATGATTCCATTATCCTTTTACCCAATCTTTTGCCATGTTAAAGTTTGCTCTACTAAACTCTAATCTATCAACTAATTTAACAGCACCGCCTTTTCTAATTGCTACATAACCCTCTGGATTTGTAACTCTATATCCATTCTTAGTTCTTAAAAATGAACCGATACTCTGTATAGTATTTAACTTTCTTAACAATACAGCTTTCGCTGATTGAAAAGTTATATAAGTTGCAATCGCAAAGTATAAACCATCTCTGTTAGGTCTTAAAATTTTCATACCTGCTTCTAGTATTTCTTCATACTTTTGTTTTGCAGCTGCTGTCTTTTTAGTATCTATTTCTTTTCTGATTCTATTTCTAAAAAATACTTCAAAATTATTTGCTAATTTTTTTGTATTTGCAATTGCTGTACCTTGTCTAATATATGTATTAAAAAATGTTTTCAATTGAACACCTAATGATAATGGTCCTTGATCTTTTTTTATCTTATCAATAAATGCGCCTGCCTTGTAAGCAGATCCCTCTGCCATTCTAATTACATTGTCAAATGCTTTTTCTTCATCTGGTGTAAAGGCAGCGTTGTCTGCTCTTTTATATGTTGCGTCATCAAAGAATACATTTTTACTTTTCTTTAGACCTCGAACATTTGCACCAAAACCTGCTCTTAGTGTTGAAATAGTTTTACCTGAATATGATGTATGAAAGATTATGCCTAGTTTTGCTTTATTAATATTGTCATATAAAGAACTACCAAATAGTCCTGACTTGACAATTGGCACAGCGTATGTAATAGTGTTAGGTGTAAATACGATTGATCTTTGACCTGCAACATTAGCAGTTTTTTTATCACCACTTGTGAATAGTAAATCGCCTTGTAGAATACCTGAGATACCTAGAGAAGGTAAATATTTAAGACAGTCTTTTAATTTATCTGCTAACGCACCACCATGATTTCTAGATATATCTGCGTTAGTATAATTTATTTTAGGTGTTTTATTAAATAGAGATTTAGTTGCAACAAAAAACTTACCATTTTCAGGATTAGTGCCACAAAATACAGCTGGGGCTCCATCCCACTTTACTGATACTGTGGATCCTCCTGATCCGCCTTGCAACATCTGTTTGATAGACTTTAAAAAGTTTATCGCTGTTTTCGCACCCTTTGTTCCATTATTAATTATTTCGTCTTCCAGATGTTCAAGATGTGTATTTTTGTCCTCTACGAGGTAATCTTGAAATTTCTGCATTTAACACTCTTTCCATTTATATTATATACTATTATTTATAATAGTCAAGCATTACTTAGCAATTACAAACTGTCCTGATAGTGGTGTTCTTGATGTTATATACTCAAAAGCTAGTCTTAAAAATTGATTAGCTTTGTCTTGTTTATTTTCTTTAAAGAACCTTTTAAGATCAGGCATTATTTTATTAATGATAAAGATAGCACTAATAGCACCTCTTTCAAAATCAAATCTTTTTTTATCTTTTCTTAAATACTCTATTTTTGCAAGAGCTTTAAAATACTCTTGTTCGCCTGCTGTATATTTTCTCAAAGTATCAGCTGCAAGTTTAGGGTCAACAAATCTTAATATCTCACAAAATACTTTTATTGATCCTATTGATCCACCCCTTGCCTCTGCCTTGGAAAATATTGTCTCTGCTACAAATCTTTTGGCTGATGGATCGTGTCTTAACTTTATTTCACCACCAGTTTGTAAAAATATTCTCATATCTCTAGTCTCTGCCTTTTGTCCATACTTAACTTTTTTGTATGGTTTCCAATCAGTTACACTTTTGATTGCTATACCTTTAATAACTTTTATTTCATCTTTTCTGTCAAAATTAACTTTCTGTAATTTAACATCAGTCTTAGTAACTTTTTTTAAAGACAATGGTAGTAAATCACCTGTATCAATTAGATCACTAACTAGTATATTTAAGTTTTGAAAAGTGTATATTTTTGGTTTAGCTTTTTGTAGTTCTTTTGCTATTGCTGTTTTTGCTTTAGGACTTGCTAAGTAGATATCAGCAGGTGACCATTTATTAACATTACCAAATTTTGCTTGAGTTCTATATCCTGATTTATTAGCAACTTTAAATAATTGCTCGATATTACCCATGACATCACTATCACCACGAAAGTAAAATAGTTTTTGAAATCCTGCAGGTGCGAGTTTTAAATCTTTATCAATATCAGTAATATCGTTTACAAGTTTTTTAGCTATTAATAGTGATGAAGTATACCAAGATAAGTCATCTGTTAAAAATGATTCTATATCTTTTAGTGTTACACCAGGGGTGTCTAATCTTTTACTAGATAAATTTATTGTGCTAGCACCCACAGCTGATCTAAATGTATTATAATCAGGTACTTTTTTTAAATCAAATATTTTATTAGTTTTTACTTTACCTAGATAGTCTGCAACAGCACAAAATAGTGCTTGTGAACTTTCGAATAGTGCTGTTTTATCTGCCATACTGCTATTTATATACTAGCAGTACCGTTTTGTCAAGCGTTAATAGTTTACTTTTCTACACTTAAATACTAGTGAAACTCTAAATTTATCACTTTCTACTGCCCTTGCAACATGAGGTATTCTTGCGTCAAAGACTACAACTCTACCTGCTCTTGGCCAGTATGATTTAACGATATTCATTTCAGGACTGCCTGAGAAGCCATATGGTGTATTTACTGCCATCGCTCTCATTTCATCTGTAAGATTAGGTGTCCAAAACTCTATCGAACCACCATCATCTGGTGTCCAGTCTGGTGTAAGATAAACGATAACTGTATATTGATCGCCAGTCCAACCGTCAAGATGAATACCACCTGATTGATTTGCATGATGACCATTAAGATAGTGTCTGAGTAATTTTACATTTTCTGGATCTACTTTATCCCATATCTCTTGTACCCAATCTTGTTCAATCTCATAATCAACATCTTTAGTATCACTACCACCTAGATGTATATGTTTGTAACCTGGTGTCTTTGCTTCTTCTTTCATTTGCTCAGATGAATACCAACCATCTTGCCAGTCCATCTTCATAGCAATATCATAATATTTTTTAATATCTTCGTCTGAAAATATACCATCAGACGCCTGTATAATTTTATGATAATCGCCACCTGCCAATGCCATGGCAGGATATGTAAATTTTTTATCTGTTCCAGGTTGTATTATCTCCATCATGGTGCCTTCAGGTAATTCTTTTGCTTCAACTGTGGTAGGTCTATCTGATTTAACAACACCTGTGCCATCTAAGGCTGTGTCATCACCCTCATTTATTCTATCCATGTCAACTATCTTTGTCATGTTTCTCCTCTGCTTCCTCATAAAGTATCATGGTTATTAAACTGTATATCGCCATGTCCATTAAGGTATCTTTTATGTTTTCACCTTTAAATTTAAACTCACCTTTTTTGATGAAGTTACTTATTCTGGCATATTTATCACCCATACGAACAACAGATCCTTGCCAAGCAGGTATGCCTGACAACTCTGATAATCGAAAGTTAGCAAATATGTCCTCATTGGCACCATAATCATGGCGTTTCTGATCGTGTAGATTTTTAATCACATCTATGATTTCATAAAATCTTTTACTTTGTTTGTTCATATCTTCCATTATATTTTTCCTAATGTTAAAAACTTAACTATTCCTCCATTTGTTTCCCATTGTTTATATTTGTTTTGATGGTCGCAAACCTTTTTTGCCTCATCTTCAAACTCAGATTCAGTAATAATACTACCTGTTGGTCTTTCGATAACAAGCCAACGCACCTTTCTATTTCTCTTACTTAATTTTAATTCATAAGATAATTTGGTATGCTTAGCTCTAGGCTTTCTCTTTGCGACTTTCTTCTTCATCTTACTTTTCTGCAGGTGTTTCTGTTTTGGGCTCATCTATTTCTGCAGCTGCAGGTACATTTTCCTTAATATAGTTACTGTGATGTGCAAGAATTATTTTACAATTTTGCAAATCAGCATTTAAATTTGTAACTTGTTTCTGATAATTGTTTACCTGAATGATAGCGTTTTTTAATTCTGGTGTGAATTTACTTTCATCATACCATTTACCATCTAATTTAATTGCCATTTTTTTCTCCTTTGTTGTTATATTTTAAAATCTGAGAACTGTCCCAGTCTTTTAAATTTTTCGTTAGATGATAGAGTTTCTTGACCACTATCAACTAAATCTGTTTGTGCGTTTTGTTCTACATCATATAAACGCATTTTTGATCTATCGACACCAACAATAAATTTTCTGTTTAGTGTTGGATCATTATATCGATTCTTTAATTGTTTAACCATGATCTGGTTCTTTTCTTCTAGTTCTTCACTACTAATCAAAGCAAACATAAAGTCTGCTGTTGCAGGAAGACCGAAACTTTCTGAGGTATCTTCTAATCCTACATCACTACTTACAAAACCACCTCTTGTTGTTTGAGTGGCAGAAAAAATAGGTAAGTCATTCTCTACTGCAAGACCTCTAAGTTCTTCAGCAATCGCCTTGATATAAGTATAACTATTTACATTTGCGCCAGACTTAAATCTAGATGAGGCACAAATATTTAAATAATCTACAAATACGATATCAGGTTTAAATGATTTCTTTAACGCAAGTTCACTAATTAAATTTTTAAAATGACCTGTATGAGCAGTAGCAGTAGGATATTCTTTGATAATTAATTGACCTGTTGTTTTACTTTGTAATTTATTGATTTTAGTTTCATACATTTGATATGGTAATTCTTCTAGATCACTCATACCTACATTCAATAAGTTTGCGTCTATTCTTTCAGCGATACGTTCTTCAGCCATTTCTA